CGGACCACAGCACGATTTGGCTTGGGTGGACGAACTGGCGAAATTCCGCAATGCGGAGGACATGTGGTCCAACTTGATGTTCGGCCTGCGACTGGGGCAAAAGCCCCGCGTTTGTATCACCACGACACCAAAGCCCATCCCGATCGTACGCCGTCTAATCAGCGAGGAGCGTGTCATCGTCACCACGGGCACGACGCACGAGAATTTCAATAACCTCGCACCCACGTTTCGCGACGAAATCGTGTCGCAGTACGAGGGCACACGCATTGGGCGGCAGGAACTGTATGCGGAGGTTATTGATCCCGAAGACTACGGCATCGTCAAGCGCGAGTGGTTCAAGCTGTGGGACGCGAGCAAGCCACTGCCCGATTTCCTCTACGTGCTCCAGTCCTACGACTGCGCGTACACCGAGAAGACGCAAAACGATCCAACCGCGTGCTCCGTGTGGGGCGTCTTTCGGCCGAACGAAGACAGCGGGCTTTGCGCTATGCTCATCGACTGCTGGGAGGACTTCCTCGCGTATCCCGATTTGCGGCCCAAGATCATCGACGAGTACGGCTCGATCTACGGCGACCCCGGCAAAAAGGTGGACCTCGTACTCGTCGAGGACAAGGCGTCAGGCATTAGCATTTTGCAGGACTTACAGCGTGCTGGTGTGCCGTGCCGCGCCTACAACCCGGGCCGCGCTGACAAAGTACAGCGTTTGCATCTGGTGGCCAACATCATTGCACACGGCCGCGTCTACATTCCTGAATCGCTCGTCCATCCGGGTCAACCGCGCGACTGGGCAGAACCGCTGGTCTCCCAAGTGTGTTCGTTCCCCGAGGCAGACCGTGACGACCTGACCGACACGCTGTCCCAAGCACTGCGACTGCTGAAAGACATGTCATTCCTGCAAATCGATCCGATCCCACCGGACAACGACTACGTGGACGACGAATACAGACCGAACCGAGGGAACCCTTATGCCCAGTAATTTGATCGACGACTTCCTGCAGGGCTTGGACCCAATCGATGCGGCCACACTGTTGGCCGGTATTCGCAATTCAGTGCCGCTGGGCATGATGTTTCGTTCCGGCGAATTAAACGAGGGCCACGATGCGGAGCTGGCTAGACGTCGTGGACCGGCCGCCGCGCCAGCCGCACCGACTATCGACCCAGTGGAGTCGAATCGCCGTGCGCAGATGGAATTCGAAATGCAATACCCCGATCCTCGCATTCGCGAATTGCTGATCGCCGAGATGCTCAAGGAGTCGCGCAATCCGTACAGTGCGACGACCGCTACGCGACGCCGCGATTTTGAAGAGGCACCGATGTCGGCTCAGCAGTACATGAGTGCCGCGCCGAAGAAGAAGAAATTCGCCAATGGTGGCGCGATCGACTTCACCATCCCCGACATGCAGGACGGTGGACGATTCATTCCCGACCCACAGCCCTACAACAAAGGCGGCGGCGTGAAAAAGACGCTTGACCAGATGATGGCGGAGATGGCACAAAAAGGCACCAAGGTAGCCGACAAGCCGGACCTCGCACGCCGTGGATTTCTCGGTCTCGGTAAGGCGTCGGATTTCCCACTAGCAAAGCTCGATACTAAGGCACTGGAGAAGATGCAGTCCGAGTTGAAGGGCGCACCGACCATCACTGAGAAATCCGTGACTATCGACCCCGGCAAGGGTGCGGCAAAGTCTACGCTCAAATCGCTGAGCGAAACGCCAATGACGCGGCGCGAAGTGTTGCAAACAGCGGCGGGCCAAGCGATGCGTGGTGTGTTGCCCGATCTTGGCGGGTTGAGTGCCATTGGCAACGTAGCCAAAGTCGCAGAGACTGCGGCCGCGCCCACCGCTTTACCGTCAAGTATGATTGCCCCGTTGCTGGCTCAAGCGGCCGAGCAGGGTATGAAGCTTAGTGACGCATTAAAATTCGTACGTAGTAAAGTACCGAACGCGGATGAGTTATTCGAACTCGAAGAGACATTCCGCAATTACAAGAACCCATCTCGCATAGACTACGAGGACGACCTGCTCTTACCATCCGACGTTATGCGCGACTTGCTTGCCGCACAAGCAAAGCCATCGATCATGGCCGCACGCCCCGAGATGCGGGCGATGAGAGGCTTGGCCCCGAAGAAGTACGAGGAATTGAAGGATGCATCGCGTGATTTCTCGATGCAGTCGATTGAAAACGCACTAGGGCGTGGTGTGCTGAGAGGCGAAGACGAAGTGGAAATGTTCTTACGTGGTGACCCAAAGATCTGGGAAATTATCGGAAACCGCTAGTCGTGTTAAAATCGCACATATTAAAGGCTGATAATGGCAACTGAATTCCCACAACCGCAAATGGAAACACCCGAAGGTCCTGAGGACACGGCGGGCATGGTGTTCGACCTCGACATGGAGGACCCGTTTGCGGAAGTGGAAGAGCAACCGGACGGTTCAGCTATTGTGCGGATGGACGAATTCAAGGGTCCGGGCGAGGATCAAGACTTCTACGCGAACATGGCCGACGAGATTGATTCGTGGAAGCTGGACAAGCTCGCGATGCACTACCTTGACCTGATCGAGAAGGACAAAGAGGCACGCAAAGAGCGGGACAAGCAGTACGAAGAGGGACTGAAGCGCACTGGACTCGGGCACGACGCACCCGGTGGTGCGCAATTCCAAGGTGCCAGCAAAGTCGTGCACCCCGTGATGGCCGAAGCCTGTATCGATTTCGAATCGCGTGCTATTAAAGAGCTGTTCCCGCCGGATGGTCCAGTGCGTACGCACATTTTGGGCAAAGTCACTGAGGAAGAAACGAAGCGGGCCGAGCGCAAACGCGACTTCATGAACTGGCAGTTGACTGAGCAGATCGAGGAGTTTCGCGATGAGCAGGAGCAGATGCTCACGCAGTTACCGCTCGGCGGCTCGCAGTTCTTGAAGCTCTGGTACGACGATCGCAAGAAACGCCCTTGCGCGGAGTTCGTATCGATCGATAACATCCTGTTGCCTTTTTCTGCCGCGAATTTCTACACTGCGCAACGTGTGACCGAGGTGCAGGACATCACCCAGCAGGAATTTGAGTCGCGAATGGCGTCGGGTCTGTACCGCGATGTGACATTCACTCGCGCCGTGATGGAGCCGGAGCCATCCTCTCCTGAGAAGGCGAATAACAAGATCGAGGGTAAGCAGTGGAGTGACGACACCGATGGACTGCGTCGCGTGTACCACATCTACGCGTACATTGCCGAAGAGGACGATTCGCACTCGAAAGGTGAGCTGGCTCCCTACATTTTGATGATCGACGAGAACAATACGGAAGTCGTCGGCATGTACCGGAACTGGGAGCAAGGCGACGAAGCGATGGCGAAGCTCGACTGGATGATCGAGTTCAAGTTCATCCCGTGGCGTGGTGCATACGCAATTGGTTTGCCGCAACTTATTGGTGGGCTTTCGGCCGCTATCACTGGCGGTCTGCGTGCTCTACTGGACACTGCGCACATCAATAACGCCGCCACGATGCTCAAGATCAAGGGCGCGAAGATTTCGGGGCAGTCGCAAAATGTCGAGGTGACGCAAATCACCGAGATCGAAGGTGCTCCCGGCGTTGACGACATTCGCAAGATCGCAATGCCGATGCCTTTCAACCCCCCGAGCGAGGTGTTGTTCAAGCTCGTCGGGTTCCTGACGGATGCGGCAAAGGGTGTGGTGACCACTTCCGAGGAGAAAATCGCGGAGTTGAATGCCAACACACCAGTAGGCACTACTCAAGCGTTGATCGAGCAGGGTTCGAAGGTATTCTCAGCGATTCATGCACGACTTCACGATTCACAATCGCGGGTTCTGAGGGTACTTCAGCGTATCAATCGCTGGTATCTGGACGAAATGCGAATGGGCGATGTGGTTCAAGAGTTGGACATCCGCCGCGAAGACTTCAATCGCAATACTGATGTGATTCCGGTGAGCGATCCGCACATATTCTCCGAGACTCAGCGGATGGCCCAGACCCAAGCGGTTATGGCCTACATGGACAAATACCCCGATCTTTTCGATCGCCGAGCGGTAGTCCAGCGTGCGTTGAAGCAGATGAAGATACCAAACGTGCAGGAGCTAATGCCCGCCACCGCCGAGCCGATGGAAATCAATGCCGCCGAAGAAAATGCGGCGATGTCGATTGGCCGTGCCGCGTTTGCGTACCCACACCAGAACCAGTTGGCGCATATTCAGAGCCACCTCGATTTCGCTCTGAACCCGATGCTGGGGTCCAACCCGATCATCGCGCCAGCATTCTTGCCCGCATTCCTCGAGCATTTCAAGCAACACTTGATGCTCTGGTATCTCGGCCATATGAACGGCTATGTCGAGGAGTCGCTCGGACGTCCCGTAAAGGATTACGACATTGCGGGAATCACCGGCGAGATCGACAAGCTGTACGCGTTGGCGTCCCAGCACACGCAGATGGACGCGAAAGAAGCGTTCGCGAAGGTCATGCCCGCGATGCAACAGATCTTGGAGACTGTGCAGAAGCTCAAGCCGAAGCCACAGATGGACGGCTCGGATCAGGTGATCCTCCAGACATCAATGGCCGAGACCAAGCGACGTGCAGAGCGCGACGCAGTGGAGTTACAGTTACAAGCAGAGCGTCTGAAGAACGACGCACTGAGCAAAAACCGCGAACAGCAGATCAAGATCGCGCTGAACGCATCGGACAACTTGACCGAAGAACGGATCAAGACTGCAGAATT